AGCGCGTCGGGCGCGTACTCCTTGAGCACTGAGTTGAACAGCAGGGCGAGGTCGCTTCGCGTCACGTCGCCCTTGCACGCGAGGTCGAGCACCATCTCGGCTGGCAGCGAGTCCATCGAGGGGACGGAGTACTCCTTCCCCTTGAGCGTGAACTCGTAATAGCTCGGCTGGATTGCGTCGAGGTCAATCATCGGTCACCTCCCGCTAGGCGGACTGGACGGTGCCGTCGTCGAGGAACAGGTGGACGCAGTGGCCCGTGCCGTCGTCGTAGCACTCGAGCGTGAACGGCCACACGTTGCCAGCGCCAGGCACGAAGGTCGGCGAGCCGACCACGGTGATCTGTCCGTTGGGGACGTAGATGCGCCCGCGGCGGTTGCCGTCCTTCATGTTGAGCGCGAACGCGGCGGGGTTGGGCATGTCGGGGCCGATGGAGATCTTGAGCGTGGCGGGCGTGGTGGTCGTCGCGGCGGTCACGGTCACGTTGGCCTCGCCGAAGAGCGTCTTGGCGGTGTCCGCGTCCATCTGCAGGAACTCGCCCGTGATGTTCGTGGTGAAGTCCGTGGTCGCGGTGCGCACGCTGTTCAGGCCCCAGTCCTTGATGGACGTGGTGGAGCGGTTGATGTTGAGCGTGACGCCTGCCTCGGAGAGGTAGCCTGCGGCGCTGTTCCATCCAGTGCCGAGGGCGGTGCGGGCATCGGTGGGCGCGGTCGCGCCGATCGCGGCCTTGAGGACAGCGCCCGTGGTGGTGGACTGGTCAGGCCCAAGGAGATAGACCTCGTTGGAGTTGACTCCGGCCATAGTTGGCCTCCTTCGTTAGTCGATTGGTACGCCACGGGCGGCGACGGTCGCGCGGACGGTGGCGCGTCGCAGCGTCGGGCGGTCTGGGTCGGGGTCGCCGTAGGGCGGGTTGGCGTCGGCGGTCACCCACTCCACGCCAGCGACCGCGGGGCCGCTGGACTGGATGGCGCGAATCTCGCCTGACACGGACGTGCCGAGCGCCATGGCGTCGGCGTACGAGTCCGCGTAGCAGTAGGCCACCACGTCGAAGAGGTCGGACACGGCGGTCTGCCGCGTGCCGCCAAGCGACTCGATGACCACGCTGCCCGCGCCGATGTCGTCGGGAGCGGGCGCTGCGTGGACTGGCGCGGCGATGCGGGCGTCCAGCTCGGTCGCCAGCGCGTTCTCCACGTCGATGGGAATCACGACCTGCATGCGCTCACCGCCTTGCTCAGCGTCTTGTCGCGGGCCTCGGCCACGCGCCCCTCGTATTCGGACGGGACCACCAGCGCCATCGGGCGGTCGCCCACTACGCGGGCCTCCTTGACCTTGAAGAGGTCGCCAGCGGCCATCTGGATGGCGGACGCGGCGGCGTTGACCTCCGCGACCATGCCAGCTGTCTGCATGAGCGCCGCGATGCCCTCGGAGAGCACCTCGACGCGCACCTGCGTGCGTGCCATGCCCATCACCCCGCCCACTTGGTCAGGCGCGCCTGAACGTGGCTCACGCGCCCCGTCGGGCTTTCCCAGCCGTACGGGATGCCGTCCACCACGTAGGTCGCGCCACCGAACTCCACGCGGTCGCCCTCGGCTATGTCTGCGGAGGGCGGCGCGTAGAGGATGGCGTCGGCGTTCGCCACCGCGTCCATCGTGCCGAAGCCCGTGGACGTGCCTGCGGGCTGCACGGAGCAGCCGCCGATGGTGTGCGTTTGTGCGTTCGCCCAATCGCGCTCGGTGCGCTTGCCGACGGTGCGCGTCGGCGCGCGGAGCACGGTCACGGCCTGCTTGCACCAGCTAGGCAACATGGCTCTTCACCAGCCTGTAGGGCGCGAGCGCTGCCTTGACGGAGTCGGGGATGAACGCGCCGCCCGCGTCGGAGAGCGCCGCGCCGCCGTACGAGACGGACACGCCGCCCGCCGACTCGGACGCGACGCCGTACGAGCCGAGCGCCACCGCCGCGACCACGCGCTGCGCTATCACGTCGGCTAGGTCGGGCGTGGCGTCCAGCTCGAACCCTGCGGTGTACGAGACGGCGACGTTGCCGAGCCCGCCGAGGGGCTGCGGTCGGTCGGTGCGGACGCGGCCCAGACGATTGAATCCCTTCACCGTCTGCCCCACGCCGTCGAACTCCACGGACTCGACCGAGCGCAGGCCCACGCACGGGAGCCACAGGTCGCCGCGCTCGCCGTCCATCACGATGTCGCACGCGAGGACGGGCGCGACGTGCCACCCGCAGTACGCGCGGATGGACGCGGTCGCCGCCGCGATGGCGGGCTCCACGCGCTCGTCGCCCGCGTAGCGGTTGCCCGTGATGTCGTCGAACGTGGCCACGTCGATGATTCCAGGGACGCTCTCGGCGTCGATGGAGTAGCCCCATGGGGTCAGCATGTCGCCACCTCACTTACTTGTTGTCGGCCTGCTTGGCCTTGTTTGCGGTCGTGCGCCGCTTCGGTGCCGCCTTGGGCTTCGCGGGCGTGACGAGGACGTAGCTGTCGGGCTGCGTGCCCTCCTCGTACTGGAACGTGAAGCCCTCGGGCGAGCGGTAGATGCGGAGCGCCATCTTAGGAAGCCGCCTCGGTGATCTTGACGAACGCGGACGGGACGCGGGTGGCGAGGGCAAGGCGCTCCTCGACAATCACGGTCACGCGGTTGGCAACGCGGTCATCGTGGTCACCAGTGACCAGCTCGACGCGCTGGCCGTCACCCTGCTTGGTGATGACCGAAGCGCCCTGCTTGAAAGCGCCGACGAGGACGGTGCCAGCGGCGATGCTGGACGTGATGACGGTGTTCAGGCCCCAGAGCCCAGGCTGCTGGGCGTTCTGACCGTTGCCGTACGGGCCATAGAAGTAGCCGCCGCCGTAGTACTGGCCAGCGCCGCTGTTGTCCTTGGCGAGGCGCAGGCGCTGGTAGTCGGCGGGGTTGATGATGATGGCGTCGGCGTTGTAGTTCGACGCGCCCTTGACGGTCATCATGGCGGCGAAGATGTCATCGGCGCTCACGTTGCCATTGTGGGCGTAGGTGGCGCTGCCGAGGCCGGAGGTGCCGAGCAGGGTGCTCATGAGGTAGGACTCGATTGCGAGGTCAAGCTCGAACAGGCCGCGGTTGTCGATGGAGGAGCGCAGGAAGGCGTTGTCCTCAATCAGCTCGTCAGTCTCGTAGTACCAGCCAGCGATCTTGGAGAGCGTGGCGGTAGCGGAGCTGACGGGGATGTGGAACTGCGGCTTGGCCGCGCCCTCGGCGGTGACGGCGGGAGCGCCGCCAGAGACGGCCTCCTTGGCACCGAGGATGAAGTACTTGATGCTGTTGCCGCTGATGGACTCGGCACCGAAGAGGGAACGGACGGCCAGCTCGCGTGCGGACGTGATGTCGATGACGTTCTGGTCGATGACCTGAATGGTCTGGGAGGTGTGGGCGTCGGTCGCAGCCTTGAAGCCGTAGCCAGTGCCAGCGGACTTGGCGGAGCCAGCACGCATGGCGGTCAGGTCGAGGTTCTTGACGGCGAACTCGCCGAGGGACTTGGGCTGGACATCGCTCATGGTGTCAGGCTCCTTAGTGGTGGTGGTGTTGTCGAGGGACTTGATGAGGTCGGCGGCTTCGTCGGCAGACTTCTTGGCTGCCTCTGCGGCCTTGTATTCGTCGATGGCGGACTGGAGGGCTTCGGCGTCCTCGGTGTCCTTGAGGGCTGCGAGTGCGGACTTGGCCGACTCAAAGCGCTCGTTGATGGTCATGGGTGACCACCTCCTTACTGGTTGCTCAGCAGTTGGTTCGCCACGTCGCGCAGCTTTTCGAGGGTCTCGGCGTCCTTCGCCTCCTCGCAGTTGGCCTCGCTAGGCTCCTCCTGCTTGGGCTCGGGTTCCTCGGCTTCCTCGTCCAGCTCTTCGCCGATGAGGGCGCGGACGGTGGTGGTGATGGATTCGGCCAGCTCGAGGACGCGCCGCAGCTCGTCCTCGTCGGCCTTGGAGTTGCGACGGCCAGCCTTGACCTCGGCCACGTCGCCCTTGACGGACGTGACCACGGCGTGCTGGTTCGCGGGAATCTGGACCAGGCTGACCTCGAACAGGTCGAGGTCGCGCAGCTCGTAGGCGTCCACGCCGTCGTCAAGCGTGGTCATGCCAGCGCCCTTGATGGCGTAGGCGAATGAGAACTGGTAGAGACGGCCCTCGGCGGCAAGCTTGCGGGCGTACTGCGCGGTCGGGTTGTCCGCGTCAAACTCGGCGTGGACGAACAGGCCCTTCTCGTCCTCGTAGGCTTCCGTGACCTTTCCGATGTTGTGCATGGGGTCATCGGTGTTATGGCCGTACAGGAGCGGGATGGACAGGCCGTCGCCCTCCTTGGCGCGCCACTCGTCCAGCGTGCGGGCGAACGCGCCCTTGGCGATAACGTCTCCGTAGCTGTCGGGTTCGCGGTCGAAGGTGGCCGCGTAGCCCTCCACGATGCCGTCAGCGCTCATCTGCGCGGCGAACTCGGCGCTCTTGAATTTGGGCATCTTGCCCTCCTTCCTCATGAAAAAGGCCCCTCTCGGGGCCTCTGCGTCTGCTAGGGAATCTCGATGGTCACGGCGCACTGGCAGTTCGCCACTTCCTCGGCGTCCAGCGCGTCAGTGTCACCGGGCCACATCGCGCCGTTGGAGAAGCGCTCGCCGTAGGGGACGGTCTCGCCGTTCATGGCGGCGTGGCTCGGGCGCGGGTTGGAGCTGGTCACGTCCCACGTCTTGGTCGCGCCGCGCCGCGGCGCGCACTGGCGGACGGACTCAAGCGCCGCCCAGCCAGCTATCGCCGTGGCGAACGCGGTGCCGCCCGTGGCTGCGCGGGAGTCCTCGGCCACGTCGTACACGTCGCGCGGCGTGCGGGCGTCCTCGTCGTCCATCTGCTCGACGCACTCGCGCAGCTCGCGCAGCGTGGCGGAGTTGACCATCTTCGCGCGGCGCTCGCACATGGCGCGGATGTAGGCCGTGGTCTTGCGCGGGCTGTAGGCGCTCGCGTCCTCTCCCAGCTCGTCCAGCGTGGCGAGGGCGTGGGCGTCGCTCTGGCGCTGCGCCACGGGCTGCATGTCGTCGGCCAGCTCCTTGTCCCAGCGCTCGGCGTTCCACCAGTCGGGGTCGCCCTCGTCGGGGACGGACGGGTCGGAGCTGATGCGCGGGATGACCGAGCGGGCCTGCCGCCTGAAGAAGCCGCGCAGCACCTCGGCCATCTCGTCCGCGTCCGAGTCGGACGCCGACGCCTTGTGGCGCTTGGGCGCGGCGGCGTCCATCG